TCACGGAAGAAATCTACAAGGCTAACCTAAAGTATATAAAGGGGGCCGACCTAAGTAACCTAGAGAACGTCATTTACCCCATAAACTACCCTTCTACTGACGTAGAGAAGCTAGTTGAAGACCTTTATTTCGATGCTGGCTATTTGTTCTCTGACCAGTTCGTTAAGGACTTTGCACAAGGCAAGTTTAAGAGTGATCTAAGCGATGGTATCCCAAAGGTGCAATGGAAGACCGAGGCTATTGGTAAATATTTTCGGAGCAACCTAAACCAAATAAAGACCATAAGCCTAACTTCTGAGATTGGGGCGCAAAGGCTTCTTAATTCGGTTGTCTACGATGCTATTCAAGACGGAAAAGGGATAAGGGCGGTAACCGATGCACTCAAAAACGACAAGTTTCTAAGGAACCTGAAGAGAACTTCACGCTTCCAAGCTGAAAGAATAGCCCGAACTGAAACCCTTTCTGCCGCTTCTTACGGTGAGTATCTAGGCTCACAAGAATTGTTTCAGAAGTACGGGGTTACAATGGGCAAGTATTGGATCGCTAAGAAGCAACCAGGTGTGACTAGGAATAGTCATATGTCTATGAAACGGAGCGAAACCATAGGAGCAGAAGAAGACTTTGAGGTTGGCGGCTCTAAAATGCAGTTTCCAGGTGACCGAAGGGGAGGCCCAAGCCAAGTAATAAACTGCCGTTGTGCGTTAGGTTGGCGAAGAATCGAAGAGGAAACACCAGCACCCCCACCCCCACAAGCGAACATTCCGACCCCTATAGTTCCTGAAGATGTTAAGCCCACGGGCTTCGGTATATCCAAGGAGGTGACCAACTCACTAGACAAGGTGTTTAAGTGGTACAAGGCCAACGGGATAAAAGTCCCCAAGCTAGATGAGAAGTTTCAAAAGTTGCTATCCATACCACCCAAACAACCGCCAAGACCTGGCTTCGGTAAGATTGATAGGGTTAGCCATAAGGGTTTAGCTCATTATGATGAGTCAGAGGGGCTAATAAACTTCGGGGAAGCTAAGAGAACGGCACAATCTGAGTATTATGCTGAGTCTATCATTTACCACGAATACGGACACGCCACACACTCTAGACTGAAAATAGCTAGACAAGGTCTTTCGGGAATAGATGAAAATTCACCAATGACCAAGCTTTTTAATAAGAAAAGAAGTTCAGGCTATTTACAAGGCAAAAACAAAGAGCAAAGAGCGGCATTTAGTAAGATAAAAAAGGAGTTCGACCAAGTAGATGCAAAATACAAAAAGGCAAGTTCAGAGCATAACCTAGCAGTTCTCCAAGGTAAAGAGGTTAGGGCTTTTAGTGAGTCTTTAGAAGAAGCCTTTAATATGAAGAAGGGTAGTTTAAAGGGCTATTCTTACCACGACCTTAAAGAGATGTATCTAAATTACACCGACACAATTCAGGCTTTAAGTAGGGGTAAGCTAGGGCGTGGTCACACTTCCACCTATGCTAGTCAGAGGCTTAACAACTTTGTTGAATTCTTCGCCCACGCTTCAGAAAATAGGTTCGTTGGAAATCCACTTTTTGAGCATTTAGACAAGTCGCTTTATGACGATATGGTTAAAGCAATGAACGAAATATTAGAAGAGAATGGAATCTAACCCAGCCGAAGAGTACGTTAAGAAGTATGGTGAAAGGGCTTACGAATTAACTGGGCCGCACTATTACGATTATGAACTACTAGCCAAGTCCGTTAGACTAGGTAAGCCGCTCGTGGTTGTCGAAAGACCTGGACTATATGACGGGGACTATTGGGCGTTAAGGTCAAGGGAGCAGTTCGCCAAGACCTACGGCTTTTACCCAAAGGGGCAAGAACCCACGGAATTATCTTAGACCCTATGTTTAAACCAACTCAGGAAATCATTGACAAGGCCCAAGGGGTCTTAGATTATGTCGCTGAAAATGGTTGGGGGACGTGTGGAACGGACGTAGGGAAGCAAAGAGCAAACGACCTAGCCAAGGGCCGTGAATTGTCCTTAGATGTGGTGAAGAGGGTTTATAGCTACCTAGCTAGGGCTTCTGAGTATTACGATGGGGGAAGCTATGAGAAGTGTGGAAATTTGATGTATGACGCTTGGGGCGGTAAGCCAGCCTACTACTGGTCTAAAAAGATTGTGCAAGAAAACAAGAGTATGGATAAAGTATACACCACGAAGAACACGAGCCTAGAGTTAAAGGACGTGGACACCGAAAAGGGAACCGTTGCTGGCTACTTCTCAGCCTTCGACAATGTCGATAGCCACGGGGACATAATGCGAAGAGGCTCTTACGCTAAGTCCATTCAGGAGAACGGGCCAATGGGTAAAGGTAGAATTGGGCACTTGTATATGCACGACCCTTTAAATCCAATTGGTAAGATCACGGAACTTAAAGAAGATGACTTCGGGCTTTACTTTGAATCTAAGATGTCTAAGCGGCCTTTCGCCCAAGATGTTTTGACGATGTACCAAGAGGGTATAATTAAGGAGCATTCGGTAGGTTTCGTTCCGCTCGTGTTCTCTGAGAGAAGGGAAGAAGGCAAACTAAAGGGCTACGAAATCACAGAAACCAAACTAAGGGAAGGTTCAAGCGTGGTCTTTGGTGCTAATGAAAACACTCCCTTTGTGGGAATGAAGAGTTTAGAAGAGATAGAAGGCAGAATGGAGGTATTGGAAAGCTTCATTAAAGGGGCTAATGTTACCGACACTACATTTGTTACCATTGAGAACGAACTTTCGCAGTTGAAAGCGTTGATTAATACACTCGTGACTAAAGAGCCGTCTAAAGACACTCCGAATAACGAGCCGTTGAACGTCTTAGAATTGTGGAACTCAATTAATGTTTAATAATTCCTAAAAAGAAAATGGAAGAGATCAAAACACAGTTGGAGGCCATCAAGAAAGACCTTGACGGTGCTATCAACGCTGGTGCGGAAGCATCAAAAGAATACACTCAGGAAAAGCTGAACGCTTTCAACGAGGTACTGGAGAAGTCTAACGCTTCTATCGCTAACCTGGAGGCTCGTGTAAACGAACTCAAAGGCAACGGAATGGAGGACAAGGACGCAGTCGCTAAGACTACTCAGGAAGCCCTTATGAACGCTATGGACTCTGATGGGTTCCGTTCATTTGTTAAGGGTGAGTCTAGCCGTTTCAACATCGAAGACCTGAAGGTTAAGGCCGTTGGTGATATGCCTACTGCTGACACTACTACTCAGATCGTTGACAACGCTTATCTGCCTATCCTTCCTGAAGTTGAGCGCAAGTTTCGCGTAAGAAATGCACTCCGTCAAGGTTCTATGAGCGGTGACGCGGTTCAGTTCCCTGATGTTAGCGGTGGCGAAGGTGCGCCTACTACCGTTGCAGAGGGTGCGGTTAAGCCTCAAATGGACAAGGACTTTTCTTTGGTTACTTACAACGCTCAGACCATCGCTGGTTATATGCGTCTTTCTAACCAAATGTTGTCCGACTTCCAAGGAATCACTTCTTACCTGGCTTACGAACTCCCACGCCAAATCTACAATGTTGAGGACACTCAGTTGTTGACTGGTAACGGAACGGCTCCTAACCTCTATGGTTTGAGCAATGGTGCTAAGAGTGATGCCGAGTTGGTTGGTAGTGCTTTCGAGGACGCTATCGCTAACGGTCTTTCGACTAAGTTCGATTGTATCCTTGCTGGTATCGGAATCCTGAAGGCTAGCGACTACGCTCCCGATGCGATCCTTATGAACCCACAAGATGTAGTTCAGTTGGCTTACGCTCGTGACACTCAGGGCCAGTATACTGCTCCCGTCATCTTCGTAGACAACACGCCTACTATCTTCGGTCTTCCAATTCAGGAGTCTTCCGCGGTAACGGCTGGTTCATTCTTCGTAATGGATTCACAGAACGTAGGGCAGTTGTTCCAGCGTGAGGGCATCTCTGTAAGGTTCTTCGAGCAAGATGGTGACAACGTAACTTACAACCAAACTACGGTTCGGGGTGAGATGCGTGAGGCCTTCGCTAAGTTCCATTCGGACGCTTGCTTTACCGACACGTTCGCTAACGTCACTACCGTAATTGAAGCTGCGGCTTAATTCGTGTGACTTATCTTCTAGGGGGGCTTCGGCCCCCTTTTTTGTGGTTTAGAAATTTTGTTTATCTTAGCAGCATAGGTTTTTAGGTTTTGACTCAGGGGGCTTCGGCCCCTTTTTTTATAGGTCTTACGCTCGTGGTCGTATTTTAGAGGTATGAGAACACGCACCAAGATAACCAGCACTTCAGCCCAAACGGGGGTAACATCAGCCGAACTAAAGCTATTCGCTAGAATCCCTGACATAGCTGGAGAAACCAACTTACTATCTGCCCTATTGTCTTCCGCTCGTGAATACGTTATGCGCTACACGGGTTACGCCTTCGACCAGGTCATTGGTGTTAAGGTAGTAGTAACAGACTTCACAGAGGAGATCAACAACGCCAAGCTTCACCTTGAACTACCTATTGCCCTAATGGATGGGTCTTACTCTAGTGTGGTTGTTACGGGCTATGATGAGAACGGGGATAGCACAACGCTAACGAGTAGAACTAGGGGAGATGATACGCTCGTGGTCAGTTCGGTCGATACAGGATACGAAGAGATAGAAATTACCTACACGGCAACACCCTCAATTTTACCCGATGCTATCCAACAAGCTATCTTGTTAATTGCCTCAGAATTCTATGACGAAAGGAAGGTAACCATTAAGGGAACGATCACTTCAGAAACTGAATTCACGGTTAAAAACCTCTTGTCGGGGTATAGGCGATTTACCTCTTTTTATGCTTAACTTTAAATAGGTAAGGATGAGAGAGTTAATAATTCTTTATACGGAAACCAATACTGAGGACGAGATTGGGGGCTTCACAACCGTTCTAACGCAACTTAGAGAGCAGTACGCAGACGTTCAAGTTGAATCCACAGGGTACACCCAACAGAACCCAAACGCGTCTAGAAACGCTTCTATTGTCGTTACAATGCGTGACGCTACTGATTATAGTTCTGAGGAGGTAACCACCACGGGGAGCGAGTCCATTAAGGCTATTAGTTGGAGGGGCACAACCTACCGAGTAGAAAGCTTCCCCACACCTGATCTAACTGGAATGGTCACCTTTACCGCTACTAGTGTTTAGGGTTGAGGTAGAAGATAAGGAACTACTAGCGAAGGTTAGGAAGGCCAAGCAAGAAGTTTATAGGAAGGTTATGGGTGAACTACTCATCGGGGCCAAGGAGATTCAATCTAACGCTAGGGAGATTGTCCCCGTAAAAGATGGCCACCTTCAGGACTCAATC